GTGCTAAACCATTATATTTTCTAGATTATATCTCTGCCAAAACACTTGATGCTAATGTGAGTGATATTGTGTATGGGATTAATGTTGGTTGCACAATGGCAGGAATGGAATTGTTAGGTGGAGAAACTGCAGAGCATTTCAGACAATCTGATTATGATGTTGCTGGTTTCTGCACTGGTATTGTTGAGAAGAATGACATTGTTGATGGTAGTAACATCAAACCTGGTGATGTAGTCATTGGTATTGAGAGTAGTGGTCTTCATAGTAATGGATACACGCTGATCAATGATATGCTATGGAGAAATTACATCTACTACAAGGAGATGCCTGAGCTTTTGAGACCAACCACCATCTATGCCCGTCTAATCCAGTACCTGTTGGATGAAGTTCCTATCCTAGGCATGGCACACATTACAGGTGGAGGACTGCCTGAGAACCTTCCACGATGTCTTCCAATGGGTCTTACCGTTGATGTTGACTATTCTGCTTGGGAGAGACCAGAAGTCTTTAACAAGATCCAGCAGGCAGGGGACATTACTGAGAATGAGATGCGTAATGTATTCAATCTTGGTATTGGATTCTGTTTGGTTGTGCCACAAGAAGTAGCAACATTGACTCAGAACTTGATTGCTGACACTCCATTTGGTATGCGATCTTGGATTATTGGTAAAGTTGAATGAAACAACTATTTGTTGTATCTATTGGTGACAACTCATGTGTTACTCATGATGGATACATTCAGATTGGTATTTTTAACCACTCTGTTGATAAGCATCTGGAGTTAAATCCATTAATTGACTGGCAGGTGACATATTGGATGCCTGATCCATTTTGTATTAGATATAAGAGAATTAACTACCAGCATACTATGAAAGCAAATGAAGGATCTCCTAGGACTGATAATGCTTTAGATAGTCGCCCAAGAGACTTTCCGGATCAAGCAACAAATAAATCTAATTTAGTTTGAATCTAAATAATGTATATCGTCGCCGCAGAGGGGATACTGGCACAATCCAGTTGACTCCCCTCTTTTTTCTTGCTAAGATATATGGGAAAGAAACTATTGCATGTTAGTGCAGTATTAAAAATTAATGTAATTTCGGAGGTAAAATGTCAATTAAATTGATACTTCTCAAATCTGGTGAAGATATAATTGCAGATGTTTTTGAAATGTCTGTAGGAGAAGATGAAAGTTCTAGAGTTGTCGGATATTTTTTGGATAAACCCTGCATTATTAAGATGCGTAATCCTAATGCTCTTACTGATGATCCCGAATCTCCAATTAAAAAAACTGGATATGAAGTTTCTCTTTTTCCGTGGATTCCTCTTTCCGCAGAAAAAAGAATTCCAGTTCCTTCAGATTGGCTTGTGACTATGGTAGAACCATCTGCTAAACTTAAAGAAATGTACATCGAAGACGTGGTAAATTATGACGAACAGCAATCCCCTCAAACCAGTGATCAAACTGATAGTGACAACGAACAATCTGATTCTGATCAGTAAAATTGAAGAAGTTGGTGCTGATATTGGTGAACCCAATTGCAAATTAATTGAACCATATAAGCAGCACCCAGATCTTTCTTTGACTCCATTTTTATTAGACTATACTGACGATGATACTTTCATGGTTAGTTCTGATAATATATTTACAATGGCTGACCCTAAAAAAGATCTTCTTAAAAAATACAAAACTTTAACTGACTAATGGCATTATCACAAAAAACACTTGATCATTTATTGGAAGCAGAATCTCATCTTCGTTCTGCAATTAAATTTGCTGCAGTAAATGAAAAACCTATGGTTGTAAAACAACTTTCAGATCTTCTTAATTCTATGGAGCAATGTAAGAAGATTGATGAGATTATGGATATGTTAGAGAATAGAGATCCTGGAAGCAGCGGTATGTTTGGTCCTTATTTTGATAGTGATGATTGATGAAGTTTTACACTAATGTTCAATTAATTGGTAATAAAGTTTTAGTTCGTGGAGTTGACAATGGTAGAAGATTTGAATTTAGAGATGAGTTTTTTCCAACTCTATTTGTAAATAGTAAAAAAAATACCAAATATAAAACATTAAGTGGAGAACCCGTAGAAGAAATTCATCCCGGTAGTATTCGTGATTGTCGAGAGTTCTACAAGAAATATGATGGAGTTCATGGATTTTCCATTTATGGTAATGATCGATACATCTATCAATATATTTCTGAAAAATATCCTGAAGATGAAATTAAATTTGACATTAGTAAAATTAAACTTGTAACTATTGATATTGAGACTGCATCTGAAAGAGGATTTCCTGATGTAGAATCTGCATCAGAAGAGATCCTTGCAATTACTATTCAGGACTATAATACAAAGAAGATTACCACTTGGGGAGTAAAGCCATTCTTTAACAAACAGAAGAATGTTACTTACTATCATTGTCCAACAGAACAAGAACTGCTAAGTCATTTCATTAATTTTTGGATGATGGATGTTCCTGACGTTGTGACTGGATGGAATATTCAATTATATGACATCCCATACATCTGCAAGCGCCTCAATAGGGTGCTTGGTGAGAAACTGATGAAGCGTTTCTCCAATTGGGGTCTTGTCACTGAAGGTGAGGTTTATATTCAAGGTAGAAAACAAACAACTTTTGATGTTGGTGGGTTGACTCAACTTGACTATCTTGACCTGTATAAGAAGTTTACCTATAAAGCACAAGAATCATATCGCCTTGACTACATAGCTGAGGTGGAGTTAGGGCAGAAAAAACTAGATCACTCTGAGTTTGAGACTTTTAAAGATTTCTATACTCACGGGTGGCAGAAGTATATTGAATATAATATCGTTGACGTGGAACTTGTTGACCGATTGGAAGACAAGATGAAATTAATTGAGTTGGCCCTCACTATGGCCTATGATGCTAAAGTCAACTATGCGGATGTGTTTTATCAGGTTCGCATGTGGGACAATATTATTTTTAATTATCTAAAGAAACGTGACATTGTTATTCCCCCAAAAATTCGCTCAGATAAAAATGAGAAGTATGCAGGAGCCTATGTTAAGGAACCGATTCCAGGAAAGTATGATTGGGTTGTTAGTTTTGACCTTAACAGTCTCTATCCTCATCTTATCATGCAGTACAATATTTCGCCAGAAACACTCCTTGAAGAACGTCACCCAACGGCTACAGTTGATAGAATCCTTGAGGAAGAATTAAACTTTGAGATGTATAAGGATAATTCTGTATGTGCTAATGGTGCAATGTACCGTAAAGATGTACGAGGGTTCCTACCAGAGTTAATGGAAAAAATGTATGGCGATAGAGTTGTATTCAAAAAAAGAATGCTCGAAGCTAAACAGCAGTATGAGAAGACGCCTACTAAAGCACTTGAAAAGGAGATCGCCAGATGTAACAACATTCAAATGGCGAAGAAGATTTCTCTTAACTCTGCTTATGGTGCTATTGGTAATCAATATTTTAGGTATTACAAACTAGCAAATGCTGAGGCGATTACATTATCTGGTCAAGTTTCTATCCGTTGGATTGAGAATAAGATGAACAAATATCTAAATACTCTTTTAAAAACGGAAGAAGATGATTATGTCATTGCATCTGACACCGACTCAATCTATCTTAATCTTGGACCTCTTGTTGATAAATTTTTTAGTGCTAAGTCTGGCGACAAAGCAGCAATTGTGGGGATACTTGACAAGATCTGTGAGGAAAAGTTCGAACCATTTATCGAGTCTTCTTATCAGGAACTTGCGGACTACGTTTCGGCATATGACCAGAAGATGCAAATGAAGCGTGAGAACATCGCTGATCGTGGTATTTGGACTGCGAAGAAGCGATATATTCTTAACGTGTGGAATAGTGAAGGAGTTCAGTATTCTGAACCCAAACTTAAGATGATGGGAATTGAGGCTGTAAAATCATCTACACCTGCTCCCTGTAGGAAAATGATTAAGAATGCTCTGAAGTTGATGATGGAAGGGACTGAAGATGACGTGATCAATTTTATTGAAAATTCACGAAAAGAATTTAAATCACTCCCACCAGAGCAAATTTCATTCCCTCGTTCAGTTTCAAATGTTCAAAAATATAAATCATCATCTCAAATATATTCTAAGGGTACTCCAATACATTGTCGTGGGGCACTTCTCTTTAATCATTATATAAAAGAGAATAAATTGGATAATAAGTATTCTCTTATTAATAATGGTGAGAAAATTAAATTTTGTTACTTAAAGAAACCTAATACGATTCATGAGAATGTAATTTCATTTATTCAAGAATTTCCAAAAGAATTGAATCTTGACAAATATATTGATTATGACTTACAATTTGAAAAGAGTTTTGTAGAACCTTTAAAATCTATTCTAGATGCAATTGGTTGGAATGTAGAGAAAACTGTAAATCTTGAACTATTTTTTGGATAATGGAAAAAATAGATATTGTACCGAGAACTTTAATAAAGTTCTCTATGAATTCAAAAATGCTTAAAAATGTATTAGAATCAGTCTCTCAAGAAAAATTTAGATCGAATATATCTAATAAGATAAGTGAAAATTATTTTCTTCTCCGAGAAGAAAGATATAAAGAACTTGCTGACTGGATTAATTCTTGCCTAGAAGAAATACGTTTAGATTTAAACTTTTTTTGTGATTCTCTAAAAATAACGCAATCATGGGCAAATCGGAGTTCTGATAGTGAGTATCATCATAGTCATATACATCCAAACTCTGTATTAAGTGGAATTATCTATCTTACAGAATCAAATTCTCCCACACTGTTTGGATTTGAAAATGATTGGTATTGTACTACAGATGTTGATTCTCGTTCAAGTATAAAAATTTCCTTTGATTCGGAGAAAAGTATATTATTTCATAGATGTGATTCTATTCCTGGAGATATGATAATATTTCCTTCAAACTTCAGGCATAGTACAGACTGTCATCAGTCCGATAATGGATCTGATAGACTATCTATTTCATTTAATGTATTTCCTACAGGGAAAATTGGTAGGTATGACTTTTTATGTGGTTTAGAAATTGAGGTAAAGTAATGGATTTTTTAAAAGAAATTGTAAAAGAGATTGGAGATGACTATACCAAACTGGCAAAAGACATCGACGACACAGAAACTTACGTGGACACAGGTTCGTACATCTTTAACGGACTTTGTTCAGGTAGTATATTTGGTGGCGTATCTGGGAATAAGATTACTGCCATTGCTGGGGAGTCTTCTACTGGCAAGACTTTCTTTAGTCTCGCTGTGGTTAAGAATTTTCTGGATAGTAATCCTGGTGGTTACTGTCTGTACTTTGACACTGAAGCAGCAGTTAATAAGTCTCTTCTTGAAAGTCGTGGCATTGACCTAGAAAGACTAGTTGTCATTAATGTTGTTACGATTGAGCAGTTCAGGCAAAAAGCACTGCAAGCAGTAGACATATACTTAAAAAAATCTGAAGAAGAACGCAAACCCTGTATGTTTGTGCTAGACTCTCTTGGTATGCTTTCTACAGAGAAGGAGATCCGTGATGCTTTAGATGACAAGCAAGTTAGGGATATGACCAAATCCCAACTAGTAAAGGGGGCATTCCGTATGCTTACCCTCAAACTTGGTCAAGCAAACATTCCATTAATCGTCACTAATCATACCTATGATGTCATCGGATCATACGTTCCCACCAAAGAAATGGGCGGAGGCAGCGGTCTCAAATATGCAGCGTCTACAATCATTTATCTCAGCAAAAAGAAAGAGAAGGATGGAACAGAAGTCATTGGAAATCTTATTAAAGCTAAGACAGCAAAGTCGCGTCTGAGTAAGGAGAATAAAGATGTCACTATTCGCTTATTTTACGATCATCGTGGTCTTGATCGATATTACGGTCTTCTTGAACTGGGTGAACTGGGAGGTCTCTGGAAAAATGTTGCAGGTCGTTATGAGATAGACGGTAAGAAAGTCTATGCTAAAGCAATCTACAAAGATCCAGAATCATACTTCACTCCAGAGGTAATGGAGAAACTAGATGCAATTGCAAAGGAGGAGTTTAGTTACGGTTCATGATTAAAGTTATTGAAACTGGAATCAACGTCAAGAAAGTAGTTGAACAACTAAAGAAGTATCCACAGGATTGGGATCATCAGAAAACTCTGGAAGGATCTCAATCATTAGTTGATAGGGGGTTTGCAGACTTGCCAACCAGCGCACTTCAACTTATAATAGGTGGAGTCAAATGCAAAGAAGACTTTGTTGGAGACTCTGAGATTAACATTAAAACCCCTGCCTATTCTCATCATAGTGAGATCCGAAAGATCATACGTAAGCAATTCAAGAATGCAGACATTCATAGATGCGGATTTCTTTCACTCCCTATTGATGAGATTGTTGGGGCTCACATTGATGAGGGAACATATTATCTGAGCAGAAACAGATATCACCTTTCAATACTTGGAAGGTATCAATATTTCTGTGGCAAAGAAACTGTCATTGTTGAACCAGGAACTCTTCTTTGGTTCAATAACAAACTACCTCATGGAACCGTTAATATCGGTGATGAGACACGTATAACCTTTGTATTCGATATTCCTCATGGACAAAGTTGAGATTTTAATTTTAAGAAACCTTTTATATAATGAAGAATATCTTCGCAAAGTAATACCTTTTATTAAATCAGATTACTTTGAAGACACCAATCAAAAAGTAGTTTTTGAAGAGATTCTTAAATTTGTTCAAGAGTACAATCAACCAGCAACAAAAGAAGTTCTTTGTATTGAGACTGAAAAACGTCAAGATATTAATGACTCCTTTTTTCAAGAGATTACAAAACTGATTAGTTATCTTGAAGATGTTCCTACAGATTTTGATTGGTTATTAGATACTACGGAAAAATGGTGTAGAGATAGAGCAATCTATCTGGCACTTATGGAATCTATCTCTCTTGCAGATGGAAAAGATGAAAAAAGAGGAAGAGATGCTATTCCTGCAATTTTATCAGACGCTCTCGCAGTATCTTTTGATACTCACATTGGACACGACTACTTATCAGATTATGAAGAACGATATGAACTCTATCATCGGAAAGAAGAAAAGATCGAATTTGATCTTGAATATCTCAATAAAATCACGAAAGGTGGTTTACCTAACAAGACTCTTAATATCGCGCTTGCTGGTACTGGTGTCGGCAAGTCTCTATTCATGTGCCATGTTGCTAGCTCCGTGCTGCTCCAAGGCAGGAACGTTCTCTATATTACAATGGAGATGGCAGAAGAGAAAATTGCTGAACGAATTGACGCAAACCTATTAAATATTCCTATCCAAGAAATAACAGACCTTCCAAAGTCAATGTTTGAAAATAAAGTAACGAATATTGCACAAAAAACTCAAGGTACTCTTATAATTAAGGAATATCCTACAGCATCTGCACATAGTGGACATTTCAAAGCACTTCTTAATGAACTTGCACTTAAGAAGTCATTTAGACCTGATATTATTTTCATTGATTACCTTAATATATGTGCTTCCGAAAGATATCGCGGAAATAGCTCTGTCAATTCATATTCATATATTAAAGCAATTGCTGAAGAGCTTAGAGGATTGGCTTGTGAAGCAAACGTCCCTATCGTTTCTGCCACGCAGACCACTCGTTCTGGTTATGGCAGCAGTGATGTTGAGCTTACTGACACTAGTGAGTCCTTTGGTCTCCCTGCTACTGCTGATCTTATGTTTGCCCTTATTTCAACTGAAGAACTCGAATCCTTGGGACAGATACTTGTGAAACAATTAAAGAATCGTTACAATGATGCCAATGTGAATAAAAGATTTGTGGTTGGTATTGATCGTGCTAAAATGAGACTGTATGATTGTGAGCAAAATGCACAGGATGACATTCTTGACAATAGTAAAGAAGAAGAGTATAATAACGATGAACATAAACCAAAAAAATCATTTGAGGGGTTTAAGTTTTGAACGGATACTACTCTGTATTTGATCCAACTGGTAAGAAGATTGCTGATTGCGGTTCTATAAAAGATGCCGTCAATCTTATTGGAAGAAGAGGTGAAGGTCATTATTACCAATTCAAACCAATCTATGAAACAGTTGAGGTTAAATCATTTCCACAAAATCAACTTCCTACCAAAGATATTGTCGTCAATATGGACGGTGGTGTTGGTGGTAGTTGGGAAGAAGTAGAATACATTGAAGTAGAAGGTCAAAAACTTCCTATACAACAACTCCCCCCAAATTGCCAAGAACCATTTATCCCTGATTTTCATGACTAAAGTTGATACCGAAAAGTACCTTGAATTTGTAGAAGGAGTTACAAGTGCTCCAAGTCTTGACTGGCCTGTTCTTGCTGCACGACTTAGTGAACTAGAAGTAAATGATGCAAACGTCTCACAACTCTTGACTGCCGCTCTTGGACTATCTGCAGAAGCAGGTGAGTTTACTGAAGTAGTGAAAAAGATCTTCTTGCAAGGCAAACCTTACAATGAAGAAAATGTGTTTCATATGAAACGTGAACTTGGTGATATTTGTTGGTATCTTGCACAAGCGTGTATGGCGTTAGATACTACCTTTGATGAAGTGATTGAGATGAATGTAGAGAAACTCAAAGCACGATATCCTGGTGGTGAATTTGATGTTCATCATTCCGAAAACCGTGTAGAAGGAGATCTATGATTAGTTTAGAAATTGATATTCAAACTGCAGCTGCTCTTAGAAGTGCATTATTTCGAGAACAGGATGGTTATACTCTAGATATTTCCTGTTGTCCACCACGAATTGTAAATATTCGTAATTTAATTCTAGATATTGATTCTAAAATTGAGGCAGAATTGCGTGAGCAAGAAAAAATTCAAGAATAAAAAAAACGATGAATGGGAGTTTGATGAAACTCCTGAAGTCCGTGCTGCTATTGCAAAGTTGCATAGAGATATTCATCAACGTAAAATGAAAGAGCAAGACGACAAACTTGGTTATGATACAGGAGGAAAATGAAACTATTAACACTAGACGATTATCAAAGAGCAGGCGAAACTTTCTGGCCTAAGTATTGGTACGTTGCCAAAGAACTTGGTGAAGGTGCTAAGACAGAAGACATTCTTAAATGTATGGAAGCTGTTGGTGGTGTTGCTCTTAAATTGGCACTAGAAGAGAAAGCAGCAGGTCCATTCGGTTTTAATAAAAATAAAGAGGAAGAAAATAATGATTCAAACTGATACTCAATTAGAAGTTATTGTACCTGAAGGTGCTGAACTTATTGACGAGTGTTTCTATGTTTGGAAGAGTAGGTATGGTCTATTCTCTACTATGACTAAAATTGGTCGTAAAATGCTTACTGGTGCCACTAAAGATGGCGTTATTAAAATGACACGTTGGCATCTTAAGTGTGAACAAGATGGTACACTAGATCTATACACCACAGTTACTAATGTTAGTATGGGTGTTAAACTTTAATGCTAACCATCACTAACTACATTGCAGCATTCTGGACTGTAGTTGTGATGAATTGCATCCAACCAGTCAATTGGAAAGCATGTGCTCCAGTTCATGAATGGTTACTACCTGAACTGGAGTATGCATGGAAACTCAAGACTGGTGAGATAGTTCCATATCAAATAGAGAAGGACTATCTCAAGGGGTTATAGCTCAGTTGGTAGAGCGCCTGCTTTGCAAGCAGGATGTCAGGAGTTCGAGTCTCCTTAACTCCATTCTAAATAAAAGTAAACGTCGGTGGAGCGTATTCCTATGGCAATTAAAATTCCCGCACCTGCAGTAAAGACTTTTGAGAAAGTAATGGGTGCATTGGGTGGAGAAGATTATTCTTATTATCTCTTTGATGTTAAGAATGTAAATGAAAAACCCAAAGCAAGTAAAGTTATTGAGATGGTGGTCTACGTACCACAAGCACAAAGAGTAACGGCAGCTGCTAATATTCAAGCGTCTCTTGATGGCGATGGAGTTATTGCTGAGGTTTTGGCAAAGGAAACAGAATTAGATGTATATCTAATTGGTGATTCAAAAAAATATATTAGAATTCTTGTAAAACCAAATGGATCAAAGGGGTCTGGTGGTGGTGCTGCTGCAACAGCAATTCAAGAAGCAGCACAGTGTGTATATGCTGCTATGAGATATTATTGTGGTGAAAAGGAGATCTATAATGAAGATGATCTTCGATGTGGTATGGACCACGTTGATGTGGGTGGCACAAAATTGGAAGAAATTATGGGTCTTCCAAAAGAATGGAAAGAAGGATCTGTGAAGGGAGCAAATGAGATATTTGAAAAAGTTGGTGGATCGGGATATATTTTTGTTAGAGGAGATAAACTTCTTGATGATGGAGCAATTAAAAAAGCATTTGGTAGAGTAAAAGGACAAACCAATCTTTCCTCAGAGGATAAATGGAATCCTGCTGATATTTGGATGGTGAAAAAGTCTGAAGTAAATGCAATTAAGAAACATTTAGATGGAGAAAACACTATCGATTGTTTGAATAACGCACTCCTTGAACGGTTTAATGATGGATCATTAATTGGTATTTCTCTCAAAAAGATTGAGGGTAATGCAAAAATGGATGCTAAAAATAATCAACCTGCTTCAGTTAGAAAGGCAAATGATAAGGCAAAGTTTGTAAAATACGACCTTACTTTCTTATCCTCTATGGATGTATATCTTTATTATGGACCAGGAACTTTTGAAAAATTCCAAGCAAGAAATTTTGGTGGGTCTTCAAAAGGTGATTGGAAGTTGGAATTGAAAGGAAAGTCTGCTGCTCAGGGAAAAATTCAGGGTACAGTTCTTATTGAACTTTTGAGAAATGCTGGATTCACAAATATCTCTCAGTTCAAAATCCCAACATGGGCAGAGTCTGATCCAAACGCAAGTAAAGCACAAGATATTACAACAGAAATCTATAATTTATTGAAAGATTATAGTGCAACTAAATTTGATAAATCACCAAAAGCAGAAGCAAATAACAAAGCACAGATTGCTACTCAAGATAAATCTTGGAGATATAGTAAACTTGCTGGGTTGAGATTTTTACATTGGTTAAATCGAACTTGTAGTGACAAGAATATGGCAATGAAAGAGATGTATCTTTATGCATCATCTCAATCTGACAAATCATCTGTATATTATAAGTTGCAGTAAACACTAAATATAGTATAGGAAATATTAATATCAATGAAAAGTTTCTTTCAGTTCCTGACAGAGGCACAATCGCAGGCAAGTACTCAGGCTAGAAAATTAAACCTGAAGAGTGATGGTCACGGCGGTTGGTTAGATTCCCGTGGCAAATTTGTTGCGACTACCGAAGATGGTAAGTTAAAATTTGTAGATAGGAAGAAGGCAAAGGGCGAAGAAGAAACAAAAGCACAACCTAAAGCACAATCAAAACCCGAAGAGAAAGAAGCAAAAGCAAAGGCACCTGAAGATACTAAGAAGAAATCATCTGGTGAAGATGAAGAGGGTGGTGCATCTAGAGAGACCACAGAAACATTAACAATTGCATTTGGTCGTTTCAATCCACCAACTGTTGGACATGGAAAACTTCTATCAGCAGCAAAGAAAGCAGCAGAAGGTGAAGACCTAAAGATCTATCCATCACGATCGCAGGATGCTAAGAAGAATCCACTAGATCCTGATATGAAGATTTCATTCATGAAGAAAATGTTCCCTGATTTTTCAGAGGTCATTATTAATGATGACGAGATGAAGTCAATCTTTAATGTATTGGTTGCAGCAGGTGAGTCAGGATATAAGAACGTCAATATTATTGTAGGATCAGATCGTCAGTCTGAGTTTGAGAATCTAGCAACCAAGTATAATGGTGAACTCTATAATTTTGAAAATATCCGTGTCATCTCTGCTGGTGTAAGAGATGCTGATGCAGAAGGTGTTGAGGGTATGTCTGCATCCAAGATGAGAAAGGCAGTCATTGATGATGACTTCGAATCATTCCGTAGAGGAACACCAAAAGAACTTGATGACGGTGATACTACTGCATTATTTGATGCAGTTCGTTCTGGTATGAAAATTAATAAGAAGAAAAAAGAAGTTACTGAACTCTGGCAGATTGCACCCAAGTGTGATGTGAAAGGATTGAGGGAAAGTTATGTTTCTGGAAATATTCTTAATATTGGTGATATTGTTGAGAGTTTAAATACTGGATTAGTTGGTGAAATTATACGTAGAGGAACTAATCATTTAATTTGTGTTACTAAAGAAAATTATATGTTCAAATCATGGATTCATGATGTTATGGAGGCAATTCAGAATTATTCTGGTCCATCAGGTGTTTCTTCAAATCAAAGGGAAGTTGGTACAGATCAACATAGAGAATATGTAATGAGTATGACAGGCGTATCTGGTATTAAAAATTTCATAAATAAGTATAAGAAAAAGACAAAGTAGAAACATGTCTAATGGTATTGGTAAGAATCCTTTAAATGATATTTCAAAGGTATACTTAGATCAAGTTGCTGAGAAGAAAGACGATTCATATCTTGAGACAGATATGAAGAAACGTCAGAAAAATAATGAGAAGGCACGTAAAGAACTTGCTAAGGGTCCTCAAATGAAGAACCCCCACTTTGAAGAAACTCAGAAAGAGGCACTTGATCCTGTGGGTCAGGAAGATGGCGATGTTAATAATGACAATAAAAAAGATAAGACTGATGATTACCTGATGAAGCGTCGTAAGGCAATCGCTAAAGCTTTGAAAAAAGAAGAAGTTGAAGTACCTAAGAAAGATTTGAAGAGACTTGTTGCAAAAGCAGTCAAAAGAGTTGATGCTGATGTAGACGGTGACGTAGATGGAAAGGATTCCAATGCTGTTGGATATGGGGAATTTGTCCCTTCAGCAGATGGGAAGAAAAAAATTAAAACCAATGTTCAAAAGGAAAGTTTTTCAAATTGGAGACAAGATCTTTCTGAAGTAATTGATAATGAAGGACAAGATTCTGGAAAAATTAAAGAAAAAAAAATTAACAATAAAATTAAAATTAATCCATCATTCGGAGAAGCGATAGAAGAGATTGGTGGAACTATACTTGAAATGGTAGAAGTTGAGGTTTCTGAAGATGCTAAGATGGCCAAGCAGTCAGATGAAAAACTTTCAGCACTTCACAAGCAAGTAAGTTCATCTGATCAGTCTCTTCCTTCTAATCAGTTTATGTTAAAGCGAGTTCAGAAAGAACTGAATCGCAGAAAAAAGTCAACTAAAGTTGAGGGATTTAATATTGATGAACAAGAAGAAGGTGATTCTAAGAATGACCAAATGATTCAAAAAAGAAAGCAAATGCTTCAAAAGCAATATATGCTTGATAAGCAGAGACTTCAAATGCAAAAGCAAGGTAAACTTCCTTCAGGTCATAGGGTAGAGCAGAAGCAGATTGGAGAAGTTGAGAACGTAGAAGAGCTCTACAAGGGTAAGCACGGTCAGACTGAGAAGCAGTATCAGGACAGTAGATCTGATGCAGGCAAGATGGTCTCTGGCGACTCTAAGATGAGTGGATCTAAGTATGCTCAGGGCAGAAGAACTGGTAGTGATGCTGGTCCTCAACCTGCTGGTGGGTCTAAGAAACCTGCAAGTCAGGGTAAGATGGACAGTGGATCACGCATTGATCTTCAGTTCCGTAAGGCAGCACTTAAAAAAAAAGTAGCAGCGCAGAATGAAGAATTTGTTAATGAGGAAGGTGCAGATTCTCTAAGAGATCGTCGCATGGAACGTGGTGGTGTTGACGGCAACAACCGTTACAACAAAGCACCTGGCAAACCAAATACATTTGGTAAGAAACCTGGTCAAAAATATGATGGTATGTCTGCACTCGAAAAAGTAAAGGCAAGCATCCGTGCCAAGCATGGTGATGGTGCCATTATGGATACTAAAAAAAAAGTAGTTAGGGAGAATGTTTCCTCTGGAAAATCCCGCATTGCTAAGATGGGTAGAGTTCAACCTAAAACTGTAGGTAGTGTAAGTAATAGTGATTACGCAAGAGATTCTGAAAAAAAGAAAGAATCAAATGCCAAGAGTGATGCAAAAGTTGGAGATGAAGCATTTAAAAATGCATCTTCTAGTGGATTGAGTCCATCAGAAGCATTAACAGCAAAGAGGAAAGCAGAAAGAGCAGCAGCAAGATCAAGATATAAATCAGAAAATCCTCCACTTAGAAAGTTTAAAAAATAATTTCTATAAGGAGTTTTGGATAATATATAGTATTAGTACTTGAGATTAATCATGCTTGCATTTTTACTTCCCTTAGCATCCAAAATTATTTCTGATGCTGTTTCTAAAATTCCAGAGAATGAAGAACTTGGTGAGAAGATGGTTGAGATCTGTCTTGTTATTCTTGCTAAAGCGGTTAAGCTGACCAAGACTGACATGGATGATCAACTACTTGAAGTTGTCACCAAAGCAATTAAAAATAGAGAAGATGTAAATTAAATATTTAATTTTATTCTCTAAGAGAGTCCTAAAGTATAAGGTCTCTTTTTTTATAAATACCTTATAGCAAATAAATTTTACAGGAAAAGACATGGCACTTTGGGGAAATAATGATGCCGTTGGGTCAGCAGGAACGGTAAGTCTGGCATACGAAACTGGCGGAGTCGCTGGTGCAGGAACTAGTTTTGGTATCGCTGGCGGTTGCTCAGTTGGTGATGTAATTAGATTTGCTGGAGTTGGAGATGCTGTTATTGTAAGCATTGCAAATTCAGAAAATCTTACAATTGGATCAACCGCAGGACTTTCTGGTGCAGTAGTTTCTGGAGCAGAATTTACTGCTTCTCAACTTCCAAAATATACTGTTCTTGATTCTGCTCGCAGCGAAACTAATTCAGATTATGATTCTGCTGTGTATGGAGTTGCTGCTGGTGGTCTAGATTCTGCATCAGGAACTGTATACGGTCTTGATCACACTGGATGGGTTGGTGTTACGACCTATGTTGACAATAGCGGATCACTAAGAGTAAAGAAAGAAGTTTTGGTTGCAATGTCAGGTATTACTACTGGCAATTCTCCATTATATGATGCCAATCCTCTTGCTTAATAATTAAGGTATGATTTTTGATGAATTGAACGAAGAGAATTTTCTTTTGTTTGCTATTAAACATTATCAAAATTCCCAAGCAGTGACTAAGGATGATTTTAACAAAGATTTAAATCATTTTAAGTATATTAAAAGACTATTAAAACGGTATAAAAGAGATGGGCAATTAAAAACTCATCTTATATTAAATCATTTTATTATTCTTTATAATATTTTTGGGGAAGCAGCAACACCCATGCTTTTTTATAAAATAGAAGAAGATCTTTGGGCAGAAGTTAAAACATTTATAATTTTCTTGAATAAACTTCCAGAGTATCCAAAATGCTATATTCATGATATACAAGTGGATCTAAAATGTCTACAAAGTTTATACAAAATTTACAATGAAGGACAGTAAACTCAATAGAATTATTTGTATTGTAAGGGAGCATCTTAATGAAGAGATGCCTACCATGTCTATGGGTCATGGTAAAATCGCTGGATCAGTTGAGTCTGGTGATGATCCTCCAGTAAAAAGAAAAAAGAAATATATGAGCGGTGGGCATGGATCAAGAAAAAAATGGTTGGAGTACCTAAGGAAAAATGTTCGGAATAGCTAAACTTCAAGTATTAGAGTCTAAAATTAATATCTATGAAGAACTCTCGAAAGAGATGCTTGACAAGCTCGAAAGAGCAGTAGCTACTATTTCTGACAACAGTAATCGTGTCGCTATTATTCTAGAACGTCATGAAAATCGTTTAGATGAAGGCGAAAGGACGAATGATGCCATTTTAAAATTGATTGAAAAACTGGAAGAGAAAATTGATAAGATTGATGATAGAGTAAATCAATTATCTCGTTTCCGTTGGATTACTGTTGGTGTAGCGACTACTGCAGTATTGATAATAAAATCCTCTGATTTTTTCTCAGTATTCTTTCCAAATAAAAATATGTCATTGACTATCCCCGAAAAATCTGCTATAGTTTATAGACAAAGTTAAATTCTTTATTATGGATTTTGTTGATGTTAAATACATCAACCTCTTATCATGTAGGTTGCAAAAATTTAAAAAAGTAAAAAATAATCTATATAACTTTCGTTGTCCTATTTGTGGGGATTCTAAAAAGAATAAAAATAAAACTAGAGCATATTTGTATTCTGTAAAATCTAATACAAATTTTAAATGCCATAATTGTGGCGCTTCAATGTCTTTTAATAATTTTATTAAAACAGTTGATACTAATACGCATAAGCAATATTGTCTAGAAAAATTTAAGAATGGGCATACTGGAAGAAACTTTGTTATAGATGAACCAAAATTTGAATTTAAAACACCAGAATTTAAACAAAAACTTGACTTATTGAAAGCCTCAGAAAATCCTATTTCATCTGGATATTTGATGGGTAGAAAATTAGATCCATCTATTTTTTATTATACTGATAAGTTTAAAAAATTTGTAAACTCTAAGAAAAAAGTATTTGATAATGAAAAATATGATGAACCAAGAATTATAATTCCACTATTTTATAAAAAAAATTTAGTTGGAATTCAAGGAAGAAGTTTGGATTTTAATAATACAAACTCTGTTAAATATATCACCGTGATGTTTAATGATGCCGCACCAAAAATCTATGGACTTGATACAATCAGAAACGATGCTCCAGTCTATGTTACAGAAGGACCATTCGACAGCACACTTATTCGCAACTCGATTGCTATGTGTGGAGCTGATGCTGATGTTAGTCGTTGGGGGATTAGTGATCCTGTGTGGATCTATGACAACGAACCACGCAATCGAGAGATTGTTGCCAGAATCGAACGTACAATCGATAAAGGTGAACGATTAGTCATCTGGCCTTCTCAAGTAATTGATAAGGATATTAATGATATGGTTTTATCTGGACTAGATGTTCAGTCTATGATAGAATCTAATACATATTCTGGACTAGAAGCAAAACTTAAATTTACAATTTGGAAGAAAATATGAGCAACGGTACTAAAGTAAAAAAAAGAGATGGAAGGATTGAACCGTTAGATCTTGACAAGATGCATTTAATGGTTGAAGATGCCACTGAAGGTCTTGCAGGGGTGTCTGCGAGTCAAGTTGAGATGAAGTCTGGTATTCAGTTCTATGATGGAATAACTACTGGTGAAATTCAGGAAATTCTTATTAGGTCTGCTTCTGATCTGATTGATCTTGATCATCCAAATTATCAGTTTGTTGCTGCAAGGTTACTTCTATTTGCTCTTAGAAAACAATTATATGGAAAAACGAAAGAACTTCCTCACCTTGAGAAGCACATATATGCATGTGTAAATCAAGAAGTATATGATAGTTCTATTTTTGAAAAATATTCTACAGAGGAGATTGATAAATTAAACTCATTTATTGATCATGAAAGAGATTTCTTATTTACATATGCTGGTCTAAGGCAAGTATCTGATAAATATCTCGTACAAGATCGTAGCAATGGTGGAGTTTACGAGACTCCTCAGTTCATGTACATGATGATTGCTCTGACAATTTTTGCAGAGTATCCAAAAGAAACACGATTAAACTATGTCAGACGATACTACGACGCAATCAGCAAGCACAAAATCAACATTCCCACACCTATCATGGCAGGGGTGCGAACTCCACTTCGACAGTTTGCTAGCTGTGTTCTTGTTGATGTCGATGACACCCTCGATA